CCCGATCTGCCGGAACGTCTCCGACACGCCGCCGGCCGAGGACAGGTAGACCCCGCCCTCGGCGCGCGCCGCCACCGCGATCGAGATCACGCCCGAGGGCGAGGTGTTGCTGGCAACCGCGTAGAAGCCGCGCGTGTCGGCCGCCTTGTCGACGACCACCGGCGCCGGACCCGATCCGCTGCCCGGCACGAACTGGCGCAACCCCTCGGCGGTGGCGATCAGCAGGATCGGCCGCCGGTCGCGCTCGGCCCAGGCGGCGTCGAACACCTCGCTGTTGAACGCGGCAGCGTCGCGCTGCCAGCTCTCGCCCATGTCGGCGCTGATGTGGATCGCCCCCCCGCCCGCGCGCGCGATGCCGAGCACCAGCAGGCCGGGACGGTCGGGATGGCGCCGGACGAAGCGCGGGCTCTCGCCCTCCGCCTCCGCCACCGTCGACCAGCTCTCGCCATCGTCGAGCGAGCGGTGCAGCGCGGTCTCGGTGGCGGCAAACCAGGCGCCGGCCTGGGCGGGATCGCGGACGAGGTCGACGACCTTCTCGGCCGGCGCCTCGCTGACCGCGAAGCTGAGGCCGTCGGCATAGCGCACCCCGGGTTCGGCGAGCAGCGCCTCATAGGCGTCCGAGGCGCGCAGCTGCCGCCCGAAGGCGAGCCCGCTCAAGGGCGAGAACAGGGCGTTCAGCCGCCGCCGCACCCCGGACGCAACCGCGATCGGATCGACCTCCGGCCCGACCACCACCCGCGCCCTGGCCGAGACCGCGCGCACCCGCGCCCAGCCGACATTGACCCGTACGCCGAGCGGAGTGCGCGCCGCCAGCGCCTCGACGACGCGGGCGCGCAGGTCCTCGACGCGGTGCTCGGTCACCACCGGCGCGGTGACCGCGCCCTCGGGTAGAGCGGCGACGTCGATCGCCGGCATCACCAGCACGTCGACCACACCCGGCTGGCCATGCTGCCAGGCCTGCGCCTGGGTATACGCTTTGGTCCGCGCGATCCCGCCGGTGGCGATGACGATCCGCTCGTAATCGCGCGCGGTGACCGCGACGCGCAGCGAGGAGATCGCCGCCGGCCCGCGCGCTACCAGCTCGTCGATGGTCTCGACATCGGCGCCGCCGCCCGCCCGCGCCGGGTTGGTCACCACGACACCAGCCGGAGCACCGCGCAGCGCCACCAGCGTGTTCGCCGCGACATTGCCGGCCCGGCCGCCGCCACGACGGTACCAGGCGCGGATCTGGCGGCCCTGCTGGGGCGCCACCCCGGCGGCGTCGCCGCCGAACTGGATCGTCCCCGATCCGCGGTCGAGCGTGTAGACCCGGTCGCCCGCCGCGCTGTCGGCGAAATCGGGCACCTCGCGCCACAGGTCGTAGACGCGGCCGTCATGGCCCTGGGTCGGCCCGCGCTCGGTCGCATCCGGGTCGCGCTCGATACCGAGCACGAGGTCGAGCCCGTCCGAGGTCGGCGCGATCACCGGCGGCTGCGCGACGCGGACCTGCTGGCCGGGCAGGCCGGTGCCGCTGCCGAGCAGCTCGGCCGCGATCAGCTCGCAATGGAGCGCCTGGGCGGTGACCGCCTTCTGCCCGGCCGGGATGACCGCGACGTTCGGCAGGGTGAAGATCACCGTGCCGTCCTTCGTGGCGATCCGCGTGCCGGCCGGGATGACGATCTCGTCCGTCGCATCCGGCCCCTGCCGCGACAGAGCGAGGGTCACGACCGCCGCCGAAGGCGGCCGCAGGGTGACGCCGGCCAGGTTGAGCAGCACCAGTTGCAGCTTCGCCGGCACCCGGTTCAGCCGGTAGATCATCGCGTCGGTGATGAACGCGAACGCTTCGATCAGCGCGACGCCAGGGTCGCCGGGCGAGAAATCGGTCCATTCGGGGCAGGTCGCCTTCGCCTTGGCGATCCCGTCCTCGACGAGATCGCGGTAGCGGCGATCGTCCAGCCGGGGCAGCGGCACCGGCATCAGCGCCCCTCCCCGTCAAGCTGGACGTCGAAATCGAGCTGGTGACGCTCGCCGGTGGCGCGGACCCTGTAGGCGAGCGAGACGACCAGCCGGCCGGCATCCAGCGGGTCCCCGCCGGCATCGACGCGGACCAGCTCGGCGCGCGGCTCGAAGCGCAGGATCGCCTGCCGGACGTAGTGGATGGCAAGGCCGGCGGTGGTCGCGTCGTTGGGCGCGAAGAGCAGGCGGTGCAGCGGACAGCCGTAATCGGGCCGCATCACCCGCTCGCCGGGGCTGGTGGTCAGCAGCAGCATGATCGACTGGCGCACCGCCTCCCCGCCCGAAACGGTGGCGAGGCGCTGCGACGGGGTCAGCGTCAGCCCGGCGGCGACGTCGGCACGCTCGCCGAGGCCGGCGCCGTCGAAGCGGATGCCGGCGATGCGCGCGGCGTTGATCATGCCGTGGCCCCCACCAGCTTCTGACCGGGCGACAGCATCTTGTAGCGGACCAGCCCGGGCGGCGAGCCGTCGGTCAGCCCGCCCAAGGTGTCGAGCACCACCGCCTTGTGGCCGATGGTGACGAAGCTGGAATAGCCGTCCCGCACCCTGAGCGTCTTGTTGCAGGGCCGCATCCCCATCGCGACGTTCGCGTTCGGGCAGCCGTCGATGTCGCGCCCCTCCGGGTCGGTCGCGACCAGCACCCGGCGGCCGGCGATGCGCACCCAGTCCTGCGACCATTTGTTCTCCACGCCCCCGCCGTGATCGCAGGCGATCCGGGCATCCTCGGTCAGCCACAGCATCACCCGCGCTCGAAATTGATGGCATCGGCGCGGATCGTCAGCTTGCGTCCCGGCGCCTCGATGGTGAGGTCGCGCGTCACGCTCAGCCGGCTCGATCCCGGCGCGAATTCCAGGATGTCGCCGCCGCTCGTCTCCAGCCGGATATGATTGTCCTGGCTGCTGAGGCTCAGCATCTGCCCGCCGGGGGTGCGCAGCGCGAAGCCGCGCGCGCCGACCACCGGCCGCTCGCCGGGCGCAATCCGCGTGCCGTAGAGCCCGCCCAGCACGATGCCGCGGGCGGGATCGCCGTCGGGGAGGAGGACGAGGACGTCGTCGCCCGGCTCGGGCATGATCGAGACCCCCTTCTGCGCGCCGGCCCCCACGGACAGCACCGGCATCCAGTCCGTCTCGATCCTGCCGATCGCCGTCAGGGTGCAGCGGACGCGGGCCAGGCTTTCCGGATCGGCGGTGTCGATGACGCTGGCGATGGTCACCGCGGCGTCGCGGGACCGCTCGGCGCGCGGCGGCGGGCGGGTGCCGATCTCGGTGGTGTAGCCGCTGCCGGCGGCGAACAGGTGGCGCGCCTCGGTCAGCACGTAGCGGCGGTCGGCGACGTCGCTGACCCCCTCGACCCGCACCACCCGGCCGGGGCGCAGCGCCGCATCGCCATCGGCGGTGCCGGTCAGGGTCGCGCTCAGCGCCGCGGCCCGGTCCATGTCGGCCTGCGCGACGGCATCGGCCTCCTCCGGCCCGGCGCTGAGCCGGTTGACGAGGATCCGCCGCCCGAGATCGCCGCCGCCAAGGCCCGGATCGGCGCCGATCTCCAGCTCGTCCTGCCGGGCGAGCACGGCGAGGCCGGGCACCGGTGCGATCCGCCGCCAGTCCCAGCCCTCGACCGCGGTCTGCTGGCGCAGCGCCTCGCTGGTGCTGCTGGCGGTGGCGGCGAAGAGGTTGGCGCCGGCCTTGAGGACGCAGGGCGCACCGCCATCGCCGGCGAGCGTCGGCGCCCGGATCGCGCCGTCGACGATTTGCAGATAGCGCCCCTCGCGCGCCGCCTGCTCGGCCAGGAAGTCGAGATCGCTCTGGTCGTGCTGGACGATGCGGGGCCGTGTCGGCGCCGCGGGCGACGGCGCATCGGCGGCAAGGCCATGGTCCGCCGCGATCGCCGCCATCAGCCCGCCGAGGTCGGCATCGGAAAACGCCCGGACCTGCTGGCGTTTGCGCAGGCGGTGGAGGCGATCATAGGCGTGGATGCGGATCGTGCGCGCGCTGCCCGCCTCCAGCACATGATCGATCGTAGTGATCTCGGCATCGATCAGCCGGGTGCCGTCGGGCGCGTCGACCGCCACCGCTGCGCCCAGGCGGAGCAGCGCCGACCAGCTCCCCGCCATGTCCATGAACACCAGCAGCGCCAGCGCCGGCGCATTCAGCACCTGCCGCACCTCGATCGACACCGCCGCCTGGGCGAGCGCCGCCGGGGCCGGTGCGCCGTCGAGCAGCAGGGTCGGGAAGCGGGTCGCCACGGCGTCAGGCGATCGCATCGAGCAGTGCGCGCGGCGGCAGGCGCAGCACGGTGCCCTCGGGGATGTCGAGCATGTCGAAGATCCCGTTGAACGCGGCCAGCGCGCGGGCAAGGGCGGGGTCGCCGTAGCGTGCGGCGGCGATCTGGTCGATCCGCTCCAGCGGGATGCCGAGCTCGTCGATCATCAGCGGCACCGCCTCGTAATCCGCATCGCTGCTGCCCTCGGCGGCGGCCGATCCGCTCTCGAACTGCGGCGTCACCGGGTCGGGCGGCGGCAGGCCGGCATCGCTCTCCTCGTCGACGCGGCGCAGACGCAGGCTCAGCCAGGAGCGTTGCGGCACCCCGTTCGCGTCGAAGCGGTCGAGCCGCTCGGAGGCGGCAATAACGATCGCCGGCACGTTCCACGCCGTGCCCCAGATGAACCGCATCCGCTGCGGCGCGACGCCCGACCCTGCCTCGGCACCTGTCTCGGCAAGCGCCCACAGCGGCCGGGTCAGCGCGCGGACGTCGGAAGCCGGCGGCGCGACCGGGACTGCGGCCGGGGCGTCGCCGGCGGCGCTGCTGCTGTCCTCGATGGCGTTGCCGCCCTCGCTCGGGCCGCCGACCGCCGTCCCCCCGGCGCGCGCGGCGCTGGCGCGGCCCTCATTGGCGATCTCGACGTCGAACAGCAGGCGCAGGTCGTATTCGGTGATGCCGCCGCCGGTGGCGATCAGCGGATCGTCGCCGCGCAATGTGCCGAGCACCGCCCCGCCCGCCCCCTGCCGCCGGACCACGCCGGCGACGCGGCGCGCCTCCAGCATCTCCGGGTTGAGGAGGCAGGAGATCCGGTCCCCGGTCCGCTCGACGAGGAAGGTCACGCGCTCCACAGGCCATCCCGCTGTTCAGGCGCGGGATCGGATCCGCGCGGCACGGGGGTGACCGCAATGGCGTCGCTGCTCTCCGGCAAGGGGGGCCAGCGCGGCGCGTCGTCGGCACGCTCGAACCGCGGCACGTCGGTGGCACGCCGCGGCGGCGCGGTGATCCGGTGCGGCGGACGCGGCGCCGTGTCGGGCACGTCGGGCTGCGCCGGACGCACCGGCGACGGCCAGTCGAGGGTATCGGGCTCGACCGGCGGCAATGGCGGCATCGCCTCCTCGCGCAGCACGAAGCGGTTGCGCGTCGGTGCCTTGGTTTCGGTAAAGCTGACGCCGGGCCGCCGCTCCGCCGGGGTTGCGGTCGTGACCGCCAGATCCGCCCGCTGGCTTCGCTCCGTCGGCAGGAACCGCGCCAGCGGCCGCTTGGTCTTGTGCACGGGGATGGTGGAAAGCGCGTTCGTGCGTGGCTTTGCGGTCAACGGCGGCGTTTGAACCTGGGCTCTGGCGCGGACCTTAGCTCCCATAAGAGCGAGCTTCGCCTTCGGGCGAGCACCCACCGAAAAGCCCCTCCCCTTCAGGGGAGGGGTTGGGGTGGGGGCTGTCGTCTGGATCTGAAGGTCCGACTCGTGGACAGCCCCCACCAGCCCCTCCCCTGAAGGGGAGGGGCTTGCATGTGGAACGGCTACCTCCTCAGCCTCGCCCCCCTCGTCGAAACCCTCCGCCCCATCAACCTGCCCCGCCACCGCCCGCAACCAGTGCTCCGGCGCGCCGGGATACCGCCGCATCGCCTCCGCCATCTGCTGCGGCGACGGCTCCGCCGGCCGCGCAGCGCGGTCGAGGCGGTCGGCGACGCGCCGGACCCAGCCCGCCAGCACCAGCATCAGCGCCCGGAACCAGTCGCCGCGTGCCATCACGCACGATCCAGCCGGTCGAAGGCGAGGTGCAGTTCCTCGATCGCCGCCTCGCGGCCCAGCGCGTCGAAGGGCACGCCGCTCCACTGGCAGGGCCAGGCGCCGAACAGGTTCCAGTTGATCTTGGGCGTCGACCCGTCATTGCCGAGCTGGATGATGGTGACGTTGCGGCGCTGCACCGCGCCCTCGGCGGTGCGCTTCAGCCACATCCACAGGTCGGGTGAATCCGACAGGCCGTAGCGCAGCGTGATCTCGGCATAGTCGACCGGCCCCGGCAGCATCCGCACGATCGATCCCGCACCGGATTCGCGGTAGCGGATCGGGCTGATCCGCATCCCGATGCCGATGCACTCGGTAAAGCGGATCTCGGCGGCGTCGATCCGCAGCAGGAAGTTGTAGTTGCGGTACATCTCAGACGAGGTGAGCGGGCTGCCCTGCTGCGGCTTCTTGGCGCCGGGCTGTTGCTCCGGGGGTGCGCTGGCCATGTCCTCTTGCCTTTCCGGTTAAGCGGCTTCGACGGTGGTGCCGGTCGGCGACTGGCCGATGCGGAAGATCACGAACTCGGCGGGCTTCACCGGCGCGATGCCGATCACCACCACCACCTGTCCGGCCTCGACGACGTCGTCGGGGTTGGTCTCGGCGTCGCATTTCACGAAGAAGGCGTCCTCCGGCCGCGCGCCCACCAGCGCGCCCTGCCGCCACAACAAGGTCAGGAACGCGCCGATATCGCGCTGGATCGCCTTCCACAGCACGACGTCGTTGGGCTCGAACACCACCCAGCGGGTGCTGATCGCAATCGATTCCTCGATCATCGAGAATAGCCGGCGGACGTTGACGTATTTCCAGCTCGTGCCGCGCGGCGCCAGGGTACGGGCTCCCCAGACGCGGATTCCCTCCCGGGAGAAGTAGCGGATGCAGTTGACGCCCTCGGGGTTCAGCGTCTCCTGCTCGGCCCGCGAGACGAACTGGGTGAGGCCCAGCGCGCCGCGCACCACGACATTGGCGGGCGCCTTGTGGACGCCGCGCTCGCCATCGGTGCGGGCATAGATCCCGGCGATATGGCCGGACGGCGGGATCGAGATGGTCTTTTCCGGGTCCATCGCATCGCGGCCGCGCAGCCAGGGAAAGTAGAATGCGCCAAAGCCGGCATCCGACGGCGGCGGGCGCAGGCCGGCGGTCGCCTTCGGCTTCGTCGGCGCCTTCGTCCCACCCTCCCCCGGCTCGGGCACCGCGCCGGTACCCACCGTCGCGACGATCGTCAGCGTCCGCAGGTCGTCGACCGTCGCCGGGGCATCGAGGATGGCGATGCGGTCCTTCAACTCCTCGGCGGAAGCGATGAGCGCGCTGTGGCTGGCCAAGTCGGTGCGGCCGGGCGCGGCGATGATCGCGATCTCGTCGATCATCGCCAGCGCGTCGAGCCCGGCGCCCTTTCCGGCGATCGCCGTACCGTCCGGCACATTGGCGACGTAGCAGCGCGATCCGCCGTTCAGGAAGAAGCCGTAGACCGCGTTG